TGCCAAGGCCAGCACTGATCAGCAGCAAGGGATGGTGTCCTCCTTGCGACAAGCTGCTCAAGCGTAAGGTGCGCGTCTTTGTTCACTTCAGGCTCCCTTCATCGCCTCATTGATGCGGTCAAGGAGACGCTCATCGGTCGTGCGGACGCCGAACCGGATGCCAAGTAGTGTAGCCTGTTGTTCCAGCTCTGCGCGAGTCGGCGGCGCGCTATCGGGCGGGATCTCGACGGGTTTTGGCTTGCTTGCCGCCAAACGTGCAGCCTTGAACGCCTTGCGTTGATCAGTCTTGCGCTTCTTGACCGTCTTCCAGTCAGCAGAGCGCTTGACCACGTTTGCCGCATCACCAGCCGCGTCGAACGCCGCTTGCAATGTCAAGTGCCACCCGTTGGCAAGATGCGCATCAAGCGACTCCTGATCAGCGACCGAGTTCAGCTTGTAGCGCTTGCCGACCGTGACGTAGTTGCCAGGGGACTTGTAAACGTGGACTGGGAACTGAGTCATTTCTTCTTGGCGGTTTTGGCCGCAGCCTTGAACGCCGCAGCAGTTGGGGCACCCTTGGCACCCGGCTTGCGCATTTTCTCACCGCTACCGGCTTTGATGCGCTCGCGTTTGGCCGCGATGTTGGCGTATAGACCCGGCTTCATCGCATCGGCTTCTTAGGTGCTTTGGCAGGCTTGCCCGCCTTCATCGCAGCCTTGCGAGCAGTGCTCAACGCAACCGCAATGGCTTGCTTCTGTGGCATCCCAGCCTTCATCTCTTTCGAGATGTTGCTGCTGATAGATTTCTGCGAGTAACCTTTTTTCAGAGGCATCAGATGCTCCTTGGAAAAACGGGGGCCGTAGCCCCCGCTTTCTAGCTACCTAATCAGGGAACCTGATTGAACAGCAGGATACCCGACATCTCAGGCTGCTTGTTCACAACACCGAACAGGGTGTCCAGACGATATTTCGTCGTCATGGTGTCGATGTCATAGAACTTCTGCATGACCAGCTCGATGCCCTGATCGGTGGCCGCGCGCATCACTGCGGTGCCAGCGTCAGCCGGTACAGCGTAACGGCCAGGCAGCAACTCCAGCGCATCCTTCTGCCAGAAGCAGTTGATGCTGGTGGCGTCGATGTTCAGCCAGGTGATCGCAGCGGTAGCAGAGGTGCTAGCCACGTTGATGTTCTGGTACTGAAGCTCGGCGTCCGTCGGGCTGGAGTTGGCACCGATCATCGGCGGGCTGATGGTCATCGTGGTGCCCGAATCAACCGAGATCACACGGAAGGTCTTGAGTTGCCCCGTAGACTGCTTCGTGATGTGATGGACGGCCTCAATGCCAGCGATGGTGAAACACGCGCCTGCGGTAACGCCCGTCGTCGTCGAAACCGTGACGGTCTGGTAGCGGTTGTCCACGTTGATCTGACCGCCGACCGAGGTCGAGGTAGCTTGCGGGACATAACGCACCTGAGCGCCGTTGGTGGCGATGGTGACGGTAGCGGTTTGCGCGGTGATGCGGTTGGCGTAGTCGAGCTTGTAGGTCTCGAAGCCAGCCACCATGCCAACGTACGAACGCTCGTAGGCGTTAGCCGACTTGGTGCCGGTAAACGAACGGGTGGCAGCGGCAAGATTGCCAGCCAGGCCGTTGTAGTCACGCGACGACAGAGCCAGATAACGATCCATCGTGGGCACGCCTTGCTCGTTCATGATGCTGTCGCACAGGGCCACATCATCATAGTCGCCAGCAGCGCCGTTGATGGGAACGACCAGCGTGCCTTGGTTGGCAGCGACGTTCATCAGAGCGACGTTGATGTCGGAAGCGAGCTTCTGCTTGGCAGCATCACCCAGACGGCCTTCTTGCAGCGCATCGCGCAGCTCAAGGGTCGTCATGGTCCAGGGCACGGTCTTCGAGAAGCCCAGCGTGGCCGGAACGGACAACTGGGTGAAGTCCGCGTAGGACGAGGAGATGGACGAGCCAGGGGTCGAGTTGATCGACGTGGCGATGTAGGGCATCGGACGCCAGATGGTGTCACGCGCACGCTCCATCATCTGACCGTCGGTGCGGTAGATGCTGACGTTGCGGGACATCACCAGTGCGTCTTGGAAACCTTCGAGCATGTCCTCAAAGGCGACGCGCTCTTCCTTACTAAATGCGTTTGCCATGATTGGCTCCTATCAAGTTGAGCGCTTCTGCCGTTTGTACTGCATGACCTTGTTGTAGTCACCAGTCTTTTCAGCTTCGGCGCGGAGTCGTTCCAGAGTTGAGTCTACAGCACCTGATTTCGGTCCAGTGGTCTGGACAACACGCTCAGGTGCGGGGGCTGACTTGCGAGGCATTACTTTCAATTCTTTCTCCAGTTTTGCCACCGCAAAAGCGAACTTAACGGGGTCTGCGATTGAAGATAGTTCCTTGGCCTTCTTCGGGTTCTTGCCGAGCGCATATACCACCAGCGCAGGGTTGTCAGCACCTTGAAGAATCACACCTTGCTGCACGACCGACAGAGTTTGCTGAGCAATTTCTTCAGCATCATCGTAGTCGCGAACCTTCAGTTCGGCTTTCGCCTTGCCGTAGGACTCCAGCTTGGTCTGCCAGGCTTTTGCCTGTTCTTCCTGGGCTGCTTTAGCCTTTGCTTCTACTTCAGCCACCTGACGCTTGCGTTCATGCCATGCGTCCAGTGCCTGCTCGAACTTGTCAGAGTCGTAGTCGTAGTCTTCGAGCTTCGGCTTTGCTCCCAGTGCAACCGGCTTGGTCTCAGTTGCCTGCAGCGTTTGCAGTCGTTGCTCGTACTCGCGAATCTTCCTCTGAGCTTCTCGATGTGATTTACGCAGCTCGCGCACCCACTCAGGGGCCGCAGCACTTTCCTCTGGAGGCGGCGATTCCTCCCCAATGGAAACCGTGATTTCGTCAGACTCTTCAGTGGCTTCAGGAGCTTCGGCCTCGGGGACGGCATTGGTCTCATCCTCGGGTTGCTGCTCATCTACTACTGCGACGTCTTCCTGATCAAGTTCTCCTTGCTCTGCCATGTTCATCAACTACCCCAGAAACTCATCCATTGAACGGCTGGACGGAAGCCGGTGATGCGATTATTGCACCTGATTTGTTTGCGTGCCAATACCCTCGATGATTCTGAGAATCTGATCTCGCGCTGCAAGCTGGGTCTTCTCCAGCGTTTCGACCGTCTTGGCTTGCGTGAGTTCAGTCTCGGCCTGAGTCTTGACCGTATCGGCCTGAGCACGCTGCGCCTCGGCCATCGCCTTCTGAGCGGCCGCCTCGATGAACACCGCGTTCGGGTCGGGCTGGGCGTTCGCAGCGGCTTCTTGCATACGCTGCGTGTCTTCCTCGTTGGGCTTGACCACGCCGATCTCGACCAGCTTCTTGCGGAAGAACTCACGCGCGTCCGCCAGGCCCTCACCCTCCATGTTCATGATGGCCATCGCCTGCAGCACCGATTGCGTCTGCGGGTCTTGCGTGATAGCGATCATGCCGGTCAGCGAGCGCACGATAGCCTCGCGCTGGCTGCGGAACGACGGGCCGACATCGGCCACGACATCCAGGTGCGCCTTGGACAGGTCGCCTTCGTAGGTCAGTTCGCCCTCGTCGGTCATCATGGGCTTCATCAGCTCGATCGTGCCGACTTCGCCTTGCATCCCAATGGCCTTCATCTTGCGCTTGGGCTCGACGTAGACGTCCTTGGCCATCGACAGCCAGATCTCTCCACAGCGACGGATGGCCTTGGCCATGTTGCTCATGTAGATGAACGACTGCATGTCCAGGCGCTGCTGCACCATCTCCACGGCCGTGCCGGAGATGTTGCTGACGATCTTGTCGCCCTGCTCCTGGTTGCCGAGCACGTCGCGGATGTCCTGCTCGGTGATCTGCAGCAGCCCCGCCAGCGCAGGCGGAATCGCCGCCGACTTCGTGTACGCCACCGGCCCACCGACCTGCGTGCTGCCGTCAGGCGCAGTGATCGGGTTGATCAGCAGGTACGGGTAGTTCTTCAGGTTGTCGTCAGCCCACATCTGCTGGTGGCCAGCGACCTGCTCAGGCACCAGAATCGGCTTCTCAACGCTGGAGAGCGCGCTGATCTCACCCAGCTTGCTGAGCTGCATGTTCTTCAGCCGCTGGGCATCCTTGGCCATTCTGACGTGGCCCATGCAGCGCTCGATGTTGTCGATGAACCAGCGCTTGCCGTACACCGGCACGATGGGGATGCACTTGCCCGCGATGTAGCCGCAGTCCTCCAGCACACCGCCGCCGGACATGATGTACTTGCGCACCTTCTTGCGCTTGACGCGCTTGCTGCGCACCTCGCGGCTTCCAATGGCCACAAGCGTCTCTTCCAGCGTCTCGTCGTTCTTGAAGTCGCTGTCCATGTAGCGTTCTTCAGTGCCGTCGATCGCCTCAAAGATCCGCACGCGCTCGCTGACCTCTTCGACCTCGTAGTACTCAGCAAGGTACACGACGTCAGGCGTCTGCCAGTCGAACTCGTACTGGTGGATGATCTTCGGCCAGGACGCCGGATCGTCACCCCACTCGTCGATGTACGAATCCCGCGTCATCGACCACAGCACGAAGCAGTGCGTGGCGTCGGACTTGTCCTGCCGCTTGGCGTTCAGATCGAAGAACACCGACGAGTCCGCATCGAAGATCGGCTCAATGCGGATGCGCTGACGCTCGTCCTCGTCGCTTTCCTCGTCCTCG